CGTAAAGCCGCCCGCTTTCGCACTTTGGCTCGTACCACCCTGCTGCGTCTTGTCATAACCGGTGGCTGCCGCCAGGTTGTCACGCAGGTCCACCGCCTCTTCCACATACTGCAAGTATTCATCGGCCAAAGCCTTCCGTTCCGCTTCCGTCAGGTCGTTGTCTTCCATCGCCTTGCCGAACCGTTCCCACCAGCCCTTCAACTTCTCGCTGTACATCTCACCGATCTTGTTGCTCAGCATCGCCCGCATGAAGTACTCGGATATATCCTCCGCCGCCTCCTTCGCGCCATACTTCATGTCCATCAGGTTATCGATAAAGCTGCCGTACATGCCATCGAACGAAATGCCGGTAAGCCCTTCGTACAGCTGGTCGGTCAGTTCCTCCAGCTTACCGGCCTGTTCTATGTAGTCATCCAGTTTCTCGGTAAGCCGCCCGCCGTAACCGCCCTTGCCCGTGTCCTGTATCTGTGTCCACATGTCCACGTTGCTTCTGAGGGCCTTCATCTCCTCCGGACTCAGGCTCCACAGACTGCCGTCCCACTGGCGGCCGATCTGCCCGCTCAGCTTGTCTATCTGTGCCTGGGAAAAACCATCCCAATAATAATTCCAAGAGCGGTGGCTGCCGTGGTAACCGGCCTGCGCCATCGCCATCTGCAGGTAGTCGGAATTCGTCTCCTGCTGGTATTTGTACGCATCACGGTAGGCGGTGACAGATTTTGTTCCCTTACTCGCCTCGATGGTATCGGTCAAATCCTCGATGGAGGTTTGCAGCTTCTCGTTCCGGTCAGTCAGCCGGTCCATCGTATCCTGCACCTCTTTCGCGTTGCTTCCGTTCCAGTTGATGGTGCCGCCCAGACTGAACAAAGTCTTCACCGCACCGCTTACCGCCTTGACACCGCCGGTAATGACGCTCATCGGTTTGGTCAGGTCGATGCTTTCCAGACCGTCCAGCGTCTGCCCTAAACCTTCCAGGTATTCGCCCATCCATTCCGGCGGATCGATACCGAACTGTTCCACCAGTCCCAGCAGGTCTTCTGCCGCTCCCACGTATTCCTTCACCTGCCCCACGCTGCCGTGCAGGGCATCCGTAGCCTCGGCCAGTGCCCCCTGCCTCGCGTTTCGGGCGGCATCCAACGCGGCCCGGACGTTCTTCTGCTCGGCTTCAGTCCCTTCTTCCACGGCCTTGTTATAGGCTTCCTGGGCCTCCTTGACGGATAAGGTCGTGGATTTTACCCGCGACATGGATGATTCCAATGCCGCAAAGGGATTGCGCTCGCTAAGTTTCCTGTCGATGGCGTCAATGGCACGTACCAGGTCTTTCAGGCTGTCCGGCTGCAAGTCCTTCTGGGTATCGATATATTCCTTCAGACGGGTACGGAGGGATTGGAGGCTTTCGGAGGATACCTTGTCGAGGTCCCCGAATACGGCTTCCCAATTCAATCCGTCCTTCAATTCCTTCAGATCAAGACCGGCCATCTTTTCCTTCAGTTCTTCCTGAAGTGTTTTCCGACCGCCTTCCGTGGTAGCTTCCGCGATACGTTTTTCATACTCCTTGGTAATGGCCAGTTTCTTTTCTTCATAGCTCCCATATTCCGCCAGGTAATCACGCATGGCCTGGGCTTCTTTTTCCCTCTCATCTCCAAAAATGGCGGCAAGAGCCGCACTCCGGTTCTTATCGTTGGAGTCGCGTGCGCCGGCAAGGGCATCCCTCTGACCGGGAGTCAGGCCATTGCCACCGGTGGAAACACCGGCTTCCTTGTTTTCCCGTTTCCATTCAGCCTCCTGACGGGATATTTCTTCTTTTCTCTTGTTATAGTCGTATTCGATCTGTGCCAGTTTCTTTTCAGTGCCGTCTTTCATCCGGTCTATGTATTCCTGGGCGTTTTCCGCCTGCAACGCAGCAAGTTCCCGCGCCAGCCTGCGCTCTGTAGCCATACGCTGCTTGGCTTCCGTTTCCGATTTTTTATCGGACTGTTTAGGATCGGAGTGCCCCCCGATATTTCCTTTCTTGGCAGCTTCGGCGGCTTTCCTCGTTTCCTCCTCCGCCTTCCTCAGATAACCGTCACGCTTGTTCTCCGCATTTTTCAGCAGGATATCATAAGCCTCCTGATCATGTTTTCGGATAGCCTCCTGCGCGTCATACACCTGGCCGATTTCCGCCATATTGCTTTGCATCAAATACTGCCCTATTTTTCCAAAGAATCCCATAGCACTTTCAGCCTCTTCCGGTTTCTGGGCCTTGATCTTGTTTACTTCTTCGTCAGCTTCGGCTGCCTTGCTGACGAGGTTCTGGACGTTGGCCTGGTGAAGCAATACCTGCACGTAGTCCTCGCCCTTTTGGATAAGGGTATCGTACCACTCGGAAAGGGTCCTGTAGTAACCGAAACTTTCCCCGTACTTGCGGTTCAGTTCCTCCACCTTTGCCTTCTCCTGCTCCCTGCCGCCGGTGAAGTTCTTTATCTCATCGGTGACCGATTTCAGCTCAAAGCGGGTACGCACCATCTGGGCGCGGCCGTCCTTCTCGATCTCGGTCATTTCCTTCAACGAGATCGAGAACTCGTCCACGCCTTTCTTCGCGCTGAACAAATCTTTCGTCCACTCCACGATCTCGTCACCGTACATCACAAGCAGCATGATGCCGGTCGTAAGTGCCGTCTGCCAGGAAAAGAGGGAAGAGAGCACCTGCTTCCATACCGGCGTGCCTTTCTGTCCCGACTTCCGCAGCTCGTCGTATTCCTTACGGGCACGGGCCAGCTCATCGGTGAATATCGGCAGGTTGTTACTGATGGCCAGAAAGAACATCTGCGGTCCCATAGCCAGCGAGGGCATCTCACGGGCAATCTGCTGGATGCTGTTGTGCAGGCCGTTAAACTGACGCTGTGCATTGGGAATGTCCGGCGGGGTGACCTGTACGGTTTCCGATTCCGCCTGAAGCTGTCTCAACTTGCCGCGCAATTCCTCAAGCTGCTTTTCCAGCGCGTGGATCTGGGCGATGTTGGCACTCTGGTCCAGATTGGGGGCGGCCGTCTCACCGGCAAGGCGCAGCCTTTCCAGTTCCGCCTCCAACACCCTGACGGTGTTACGAAGCTCCAGCGCCTCACGCTCGGCCTTGTCCATGCCGGGCGTAAGGCCATCCTTCATCAAAAATTCAACTTCTACAGGTTTCATTCCAGTCTGCTTTGAAAAAATCCTACAATATCGTCCGCCTCGTCCTCCGCGCTACGGTCCGTTCTCCGGCTGCCTTCACCGCCGCCTTTCTTCCGCCTCACATACCGGGGCGCGTCACTCAGCATCATGATCAGCGTCTGGTAATTCACCCCGTCAAGGATGTAATCCACGCTCCAGCCGGTCGCCGATGCAATCTGCCATATAAATCCGAAGGGGCTATGGGAGCCTTCATACTCTGTCCTTAACTCCCCTTCCTTTTCTGGCTCAGTCTCGGTTTCGTCGGGTTCGCCCGATCCACCGATCTGATAATACGCGTAAAATCCTTCGTGCCCATCAGACGCTCAAAGATCCGGAACACGGCCACCAGGAACCTCCAATCGACAAGCTCCCGGAGTATCCATGCCGTCAGTCCTATGCCTACACGCCGGGCCACGCAGCCCCGGCATACCGTATAGGCCAACATCCGGCTGATGCCTTTTCCGTACTTTGCCACAAAGGCCATTTCCTCCGCCTTGTCCTTCGGTTTCCAGCCGGGTGCCACACCCAGCTTCAGATACTCTCTTGCCAGCAGTATCTGGCCCCGAAGCCGGGGACGCTTCATCGTCACACGCAGTTCCAAGGGACACTTCTTAAAAGGAATGCGACACCTTTTAAGAGGAACGGACACGCCACCGTCCAGCAACGCGTCCGCACATTCCATTTCCACCAGCTGCTCCAACCGGTCATCCATACGCTAACCCTCCCCAGTCTGGATTTGTGCCGCCGCCTCTTCCGCTGCCGGCAGCTTGTACTGTTCCCACTCACTGGGAATGGATTCCGTATCGAACACACCGTAAGGCTGTGAACCGTCCTCCGGCATTGCCACCTCCAACGTACACTCGATCTTCGCCGTTTCCGTCAAGGTCAGCTTGCCTCCCAAATTGGAGAGCAGTGTCGCGTTGGGTATCAGGATGCTCTTCCCGGACACAAGGTCAAGTTTCCAAGGTCCCTGCATCACCATCGCAACCGAGGGTGCCGTCCAGCCCACCGGGTTTTTCTTTTCCGTATCCTCTTTTTTATAATGAAGAGAACCGCCCTGCAGTTTGTGCAGGTTGTCAAAATCCATCTGGATCACGTTGAACGTCGGCGCTATGCTACCGTTCGACTGGGCGATGACCAGCACCGGGGCACCGGGCACCTGTTCCGCATTGATTTTCGCAGCCTCAGGCTTCTGGCCGCCCAGGTCAAAGGAGCCTTTCTCGATATAGCCCACGATAAAATCCTTATATTTCACGGCACCGATGCCGTACATGAAATTCTTATCCGCCATCTTTCTTTTGTTTTTGAATTAATATTACCGCTAAAACGCATATCACTATTCCAGTCCCGAAACCATAGAAGAAGATTTGAACGGGGTTCGAACGCCGTTTTACCTCCGCCTCGTACAAATCCGCCATTTCCTCCCAGGCTTCCCTGTACGTCTCGGACCTGCCCGCATAATACTCGACCATGATTTGCAGACTGTCGCAGCTCGCGTGCACGGCGATCACGTCTCCGTCGCGGCTTACCGACACGTTCGCCTGCCCGCTCTTTCCGCTATACGATGCCCTGGGGGGCAGTCTCATCAGGCTGTCAGCCGGTATCGCCAGCCGTACCTCCGACTTCGGGACCGCCTCCGTCCGTACAAGGAGGACTTCTTTGGCCATACTGTCCACCGCCATCCGCCCCGCCTCCGTCCGGGAGGTCTCCTTCACTGTCTTTCGGGTGCTCGCGCAACCGGAAAAGCACAGGACAAGCATCAGAATGCTTGCAATTGCCGGCATCACCGATAGCCTTGCGAAGCCGGGCCATCTCGCGCTTGGTAGACCCAAACTCCTTCTTGGTCGCACGCAGTTCTTCTCGGGTCTCATTCAATTCCTTCTTTAATGGTTCAACAATATTATCTATCAATATCCGGGTGGCTTGCTCAGTGTTGTCAATCCGGACCGTCTCGGCCTCGGCCCTCGCCTTCTCCGCCTCGGCATTCGCCTTGCGGACCGTAGCCTTCAGCGTGAGAAGCCCGATGACAGCCGCCAATAAACCGCCGCCCAGTACCAGGTTGAGTATTTCACTGAACTCCATAACATCCCCCTACTGATTAATTCCTATAGACTTCAACCACGCCTGAACATCAAAACTCGGGCAGGCCTTTGAAGCCAATTCGTTATGCCCAACGATACGGATGTTAGGGAATCTGCGGTGGAAGTCCTTTACATACTTCTCCAATGCCTTTTTCTGACAGCCGGTCCGGGTGTCTTTCGGGGTCTTACCGTCTTTTTCCACGCCCCCGGCATACACGATGTGACGGCTCACGCCGTTGTAGCCCTTCGCGCCATTCGTCACTTCCCAAGGATCCACCTCTGCATCCTCATTGTTTTCTACCAGACGTTCCACGCCTCCGTTCAGGTGGAACAGGTCGGTATAGCCAACCTGCTTCC